CAGCGCGCGCATACCGCGGAGAAGCAGGGCGACCCGCTGGAGAAGCCCGGGCTGATCGGGGCGTTCTGCCGGGCCTACGGCATCCGGGCGACTATTGAAGCATTCCTGCCGGAAGTGTATACGCCCTGTGGGAAGGAAGACCGCTACACCTACGCGGCCGGATCCACGGCAGCAGGCTTAGTAATATATGAAGACAAGTTCGCCTACAGTCATCACGGGACGGACCCGATTTCCGGGCAGCTGTGCAATGCCTTCGACCTGGTACGGATCCACAAGTTCGGGCATCTGGACACAAAGGCCGCTCCCGATACGGAAGTGGGACGGCTGCCATCGTTCAAAGCCATGCAGGACTTTGCGGCAAAGGATGACGGCGTTAAGGCGGAACTGTTCAAGGATATCGCTGCCGGCTTCGACGATGACGCGGACACCGAATGGATGAAGAAGCTGGAGATGGACAAAAAGGGCAGTATCGTCTCTTCTCCGAAGAACGTGAAACTGATCCTCCGGTGCGACCCGTTCCTGTCCGGCCGGGTCGGTTATAACGAGTTCAGCTACCGGGTCTGTGTCCTGGGGAACCTTCCCTGGGAACGCAGCTCCGATACCGGAGACTGGACGGACGGGGACGACAGCTGCCTCAGGAATTATTTATCAGAGACTTACGGAATCACCGGCGCGAACGTCATCTATGACGCATGCGCCCAGGTATTTATGGAAAAGAAGTTCCATCCGGTACGGGATTACATCCGGAAGCTGGAGTGGGACGGAAAGCCGCGGGTGGATACGTTCTGGATCGATTATCTGGGCGCGGAGGATACCGAGTACACACGCACCGTCACACGGAAGCATCTGGTGGCAGCGGTTGCCCGGGTATTCAAACCCGGGTGCAAATTCGACTATGTAATTGTGCTCTCCGGGCCGCAGGGCATCGGAAAAAGCACCCTGTTAAATGACCTGGCCCGGGGCTGGTTCTGTGACAGCCTCCAGCGCGTCGACACGAAGGACGCCTATGAGCAGCTGCGTGGCGCATGGCTCATTGAACTGTCCGAACTGTCGGCCACAAAGAAGGCGGAATCGGAAGCCGTGAAGCAGTTCCTGTCCAAACGGGAAGACCGCTACCGGCCAGCTTACGGCAGAAGGGCGCAGAGTTTCCCAAGGCAATGCGTATTTTACGGCAGCACGAACGAACAGTTCTTTCTGCGGGACCGGACGGGTAACCGCCGGTTCTGGCCGCTGCCGGTTACCGGAACAGGCGCCAAGGACTTTATGCAGATAACCGATGAGGAGATTGGGCAGATCTGGGCGGAGGCCTATACGCTGTACCAACGCGGTGAAAAGCTGTATCTAAGCAAAGAGATGGAAATCGAGGCCATCAAGATGCAGCAGGAAGCCTACGAGGAGAACCCGCTGAAGGGAATCATCCAGGAATACCTGGACACGCTGCTTCCGGAAGGCTGGAAGGATATGGACATCCATGAGCGCCGGGAGTTCCTGGATCTGGGGGTCTTTGACCAGAAGGTCGGAACCGTAAAGCGTGACCGGGTGTGCGCCATGGAAATCTGGTGTGAAGCGCTGCGGAAACAGGCGGAGTCAATAAAGCCAATAGACAGCCGGGAGCTGAATGCTATCATGCGGTCTATCGACGGATGGGAGCCAGCTAAAGGTTTACGGTATGGAAAGATTTACGGTAAACAGAGAGGCTACGTTCGCAGAGAAATGGAATAAATTCTGTTACCACTTTAAATTTTTTGTTACCACATAAAGCGGTATGTTAATGGTAACAATGGTAACAGAGGTAACAAAAATATTTTAATTTTGTGTACGCTAAAAACCGCATAAGAATGAGGTTTGAAGAACTACTGGTAACAATGGTAACAAAAAATTATTTATAAATATTATATGTATGTGTATATGGGTAAAATACACATATTACACACGTATATATACACGTATATAGAAGATGAAAAAATTCTGTTACCACTGTTCCCATAAACGGAGACCGAAAATGCAACAAAAAGAAAAGGAAATCGAAAAACGGCTAACCGATGTCGTAAGAGATAAAGGTGGGCTGTGTTTGAAACTGGCAAGCCCGGGTCGGATTGGAGTGCCGGACAGAATCATTATATTTCCGAACGGCGTGGTTGGCTTCGCGGAACTGAAACGCCCGGGAGAGGTTCCCAGGCCTTTACAGATGTATTGGCTGGAGCTGTTGCGGAAGCTGGGACTGCCGGCGGAAGCAATCGATAATAAAACAGCCGCTGCGGAATATGCCCTGCGGCTGAAGAAGGAATCCCTGAGGAGGGAAAAATGAGATTTAAGCCGCACCGATATCAGCAATATGCTATTGACCGGATCCTGTCGGAACCGAATGTCGGACTGTTCCTGGATATGGGACTTGGCAAAACGGTAATCACCCTGACCGCCATACAGGAGCTTATGTTTGACCGGTATGAAGTCAGCAAGGTGTTGGTCATTGCCCCGAAATCCGTAGCGGAAAGTACATGGACAGCTGAAGCTTTCAAATGGGAACACCTAAAGGATCTTAGGGTAAGCAAAGTTTTGGGTTCCAGCACGGAACGGCTGGTGGCATTACATCGGAACGCGGATATCTATGTGATCAACCGGGAAAACGTGGTATGGCTGTATGACCATCTGGGGGATGCACCTAAGTTTGATATGTGCGTCGTGGATGAGAGCAGCAGTTTTAAGAATCACCAGGCAAAACGGTTCCGGGCACTGAAGAAGATGCGGCCAATGTTCGACCGGATGATCCTGCTGACCGGGACTCCGACAGCCAACGGCCTGATGGATCTGTGGGCGCAGATGTATCTACTGGATCAGGGCCAACGCCTGGGACGTACCATAACCATTTACCGGCAGCGCTGGTTCCGCCCGGATAAGACCAACGGCATGATCGTGTACAGCTATAAACTGCTGCCGGGAGCGGAAGATGAGATCACAAAAACCATATCGGATATCACTTTTTCCCTGAAGGCGGAAGACTATATCAGCCTTCCGGACCGGGTGGACAATGTGATTCGGCTGGAGATGCCGCCAAAGGCCCAGGCGCTGTATAAGAAAATGGAAAAGGAATATATCCTGGCATTTCCGGATGATACCCAGATCGTGGCGAACGATGCGGCGGGTCTGTCCAATAAACTGCTGCAGCTGGCCAACGGGTTCGCCTATGACCCGGACAAAAAAGCCATAGAGATCCACAGGGCGAAACTGGACGCGCTGGCGGATATCGTGGATACGGCGCCGGGTCCGGTACTGGTATTCTATGAATTTATCCACGACCGGGAGCAGCTGCTTCAGCTGCCCGGGGCGAAACAGCTCCAGTCTGATCAGGACGTGAAGGACTGGAACGCGGGGAAAATCAAAGTACTTCTGGCGCATCCGGCATCTGCCGGTTACGGTTTGAACCTGCAGGCCGGGGGCAGCACGATTGTATGGTACGGGATGCCGTGGAGCCTGGAGCTGTACCAGCAGGCCAATGCCAGGCTGCACAGGCAGGGGCAGAAACGGACGGTTGTTATCCATCATCTGGTGACCGCCGGCACAATGGACGAATCTGTACTGGCCGCGCTGCAGAAAAAGCGGAAGGGGCAGGATGCCATGCTGGAAGCTGTGAAAGCAAAACTGGAGTCGTATAAGAATAAATAAGTAAAGGGGGATAAGAAATGATACCAAAAGAAATAGCAGAGCGAATGGAGTTGCTTGCAAAACGGGATGTTGCCAACATTAATAGAATTGAAGAGTTATGTTTTGACGATGGGGCAAAATGGGAGCAAGGCAAAGAGCTTGAAATAGGATTGAAAAAGTTAGCTGAACTTAAAGATATTGCATTGCAATTAGCTGTAAGTTGGGGAGAACAGGAAGCGATTTTGGAAATGCTAATCGATTCCAAAAAAGAAGCGGTGCGGACATGAAAAAACTGATTCTTTTCGCAGTCTTTTGGCAGGTACTTAACTGCAGCGCCTATTGCCACACAGGAAATCCAACAGCAAGTGGAGTAATGCCGCAAGTGGGCATGTGCGCTGTTGACAGAATCAATGGCCAATGGATTCCGTTCGGAACGATAGTGAGAATAAATGGGTTAGGCGCATATAGGGTTACAGACCGATTCGGTGATGGCAGAAATAACTGCGTGGATTTATTTATGGAAAGCTATAAAAAGTGCATTGAGTTTGGACGGCAAGATAGGGAAGCAGAGGTGGAGTTACCATGACTCTTGCGGAAAGACTTTCCAAAAAAATCAAACGAGATATTGGCATTGATTGCATACCATGCACGTTTAAAAGAACGTATGCCGGATATTGGCAAAAGAGGGCAGGGGCGTTTGTTTGGGAAATGAACGTGAAGGAATTTTCTTACGAAATAGGAAGCACACAGCCAGCATCAGAACTTGTTAAACGTGGATGCAAATTGGAATTACAAGGCAACGAGATTTTTGGTGAGGTGATACCATGACGCAAGGTGATGTAGTGCGCAAAATGACAAATGAACAGTTAGCAAGGTTATTACAACGGACATATGAAGATGGGATGTTTGACGCTTTGAGGTGTAAAGGGCTACCGATTACGGCAGACGAAAATATGAAACGATGGCAGGAATGGGTTGATTACGATATGGGTTATGAAGGTGGCAGAATGAAACGAATTGAAGTTATGGTGAAAACGGACGAGCAGAATGCGGCAGAATAAATTATAGATTTTTTAATTGACCATAAGTTTTGTAACAAAACGTGCTTATGGTGTGAAGGCGAGAGGATGGATGCAATTTACGGACTTGCACAGTATTTAGGTGAAGAGGTGGAATCATGATGATGCAGCTGTTATGTCATCCGCGGGCGACACCGCTGGTTGTTGTGAGTTATCAGGACGGCATGTTTGTGATAAGAGACTTAATTACAGAAGAAGGTGTGATCTGTCTGACTCCCGATACGGTGGCCGATGTGGTAAAGGAGGTTTGTAAAAAATGTTTACAGAAGCAATCGAGCTGTTAAAAAACATAGAAAATGATTTAAATGATTTTTCTTTTTCCGTCAAGACGGACAACCGGGAAAAAGCGCTGGAAGCGTGTGAAATATCCGAGCATATACAACTGGCAAGGCATCATCTTTATACTGCAATTAACAAACTGAGAGTATACCAGTGCTTTGAAAAGAACGAGGTTAAAAAATGATTACCTATCCTGAATTAAAAGACAAGATTTTGAAAATTTGTAGAGGCAGTGAGGTGCAGAAATGACTAAGCGCGATTTAGATGGGTTTTATTTGCGTGTACAAAGAAACGGGAAGTGGGAATCGTGTTGCTTTACCGATTTAACGGAAAATGAGCAGCATGATTGGTTGGAACGCTTATTCGGTGCCGGATTACAAAGCATGGTAAGTTCCTTTTGTGAAAACATAGTAAAAATGTCAACGGAAGTAGATTTAAGTGATGATGAGTTGCGTGTTATGGCACATGATACAGCTGCTTTGTTGCGTAAGTTTGGTGATTTGTATGGCATTGTCAATAAAAAACAATAGTGGAGGAGAAACACAAATGAGATGTCCAATGTGCGGAGCAGATACGCTTGACGATTTGGTTATCAAAGGAAAGAAAACCAACGAAGAGTATCTGCGTTCCTGTACAACGGAACAGCTGGTGCATGTTATTCATTTAATGACAACCAGTTGTTATGTTTGTGGTAGTGACGGCGTGGATTATAAACGGTGTTACTTTCATAAAAAATGCACCGGGCCAAAGGAAATTGAGGAGTGGTTAAAAGAGCCGCACAATTTTTATGAGTAGTTTTCCAGCAAGTTACTAGCAAGTTACGAGGTTTTTTACGAGGTGAATCATGCCGGAGGAAAAAATCAAGATGGATCTTTACGTCGCCAGGCGTTTGATCCGAGAAATGAACGCAAAAGAATTGAAGTGTAAGTGGAAGGAACACCTGAGGAGGCAGGATGAAAAAGAAAAAGCTGAAAAAGAAAATAAAACGGCTGCAGAAAAAGGTTGACTGGTATCATAAGCGGCTGATGAGCGATATCCTGTCTACTACAATGAAGGAGATGACGCGTAGATGAAGACGGATAAAGAGAAATTGACCCAGATGCTGCTGCTGGATATGCAGCGCTGGTCGGTACCTGCATTGAAGGAGGCGTTATTATTCGCAGACGGAAAATGCCTGGAGCCGGACAGCACACCCGATCTGCGCTTTTGGTGGGAGCTCCGGAAGGCTATCCGGATGCAGCTGGATATAAAAAGGACGGCGCAGACATGAACCATAAGCAGATACTGTTTTTGTTAGCGGCTTTTAATATTATGTTTTGGGTAGCTGTCGGCTATCTATGTTATTGGTTGGTAAGGTGGTGATGCCGGTGGAATCAAAAAAGAAGATCACGGCAGAGGCGAGGCATCTGCTGGGTTCTGTCCAATACGCAAATAAAAATATAGAACGTATCAACAGGCTGCTGGAAGTTATCCGCAGCAGGGCGGAAAAAGTTACTACCAGCTATAGCGATGCGCCGGGTGGCGGTCATGATCCGGACAGCCGGAGTAAGACATATGACAAACTGGTGGACACGGAACGGAAATACCAAGAAGCTGTTCGCCAGTGGTGCGATGCCATTACTCAGGTGCAGGTCGTCATTAATTGGTTGGATGATTATAATGACCGATCCGTGTTAGAGCACAGATATATAAATTGTGAAGACTGGCTGACCATATCTTTTCACCTCAACTATTCAGTCCAGCATCTGTACTATATTCATGGCCGGGCATTGTACCGTCTGGCAATACTATTAAAAGATAAGAGGAAATAAGAGTTAAGTATGTGCTATTATGATAGTGTGAAAATTTCCCAAAATCATAATAAACCTCCTTTCCTTAACACGCAGCTGGTCCCTGCGTGTTCTTTTTATGCAAATGCTTGAAGGCGGGTAGGATTAGTGCACGGATGGATAAATTACGGGGAAATCCCGTGGGAGGGAATAGCACTAACATTAGCTGGGGGTTAGGTATTGCGGGAGTGTTTCATATAGTTCGGGACGGTAGGTGAGACGGTGGCCAGGGACTTTGCAAAGAAGTTTTATAACTCTGCTGCGTGGGTCAAGACTTCAAAAGCGTACGCAGCGTCCAGGCTTTTCATTTGTGAGCGCTGCGGCCAGCCGGCAAAAAAGTACGTCGTGCACCACAAGCGGTACTTGACTCCGCAAAACATAAACGATCCTATGGTGGCCCTTAGTTGGGACAACCTGCAGCTGCTGTGCCTGGACTGTCACAACGCAACGCACCACGCAAAACAAAAAAGAAAAATTTTTTTTGACAGCAGCGGCCAGGTGGTCGGAGTCGGAGAGGACCCCCCGTCTATGAGTTCCTAAGACGTCCAAGCCAGACCGCGCGCCACCCTTCGCGTGATACACAAGTCGTGCGGGAGGGGGGTGTAGTAAACGGAGGTGTAAATTTTGGGAAAAATATCGGAAGAAACAATTAAAAAGAGACGGCGAAAAGAATATCAGGAAATTTTCCAGGACATACCGGATAAAACTTTGAAATTAGTCGACAAATTGATTGAGATGGCTGTGAACATGGAGCTTCACCTTCGAAAATTGGAGGACGAGCTGAAGGTTGTCGGTTTTGTGGAGCAGTACCAAAATGGCGAGAACCAATTCGGTACAAAAGAGTCAACGGTAAGCAGGTCATACTCCACAATGGCCAAAAATTATACGCAGGTTGTCCGGACATTGCTGACCTGCCTGCCGGAAGACCGACAGAAGCCTGCAGCTGATAATCTGACAGAATTCTTGCAAGGCCGAAAATGAATTACATTGAAGAGTACTATGCGGCCATCGTTTCTGGAGATGTAATTGTTTCGGATAAGGTGCGGCGTACGTACCGGCATTTGGTAGCCAAGTTAGATGCTCAGGACTCACAGTATAAATTCTACGAAAAAGACGCACAGTTTGTAATTGATTTTATAGAAAAATTTTGCTGCCACAGTAAAGGTAAATGGGCGGGTCAGCCTGTTATTCTGGAGCTGTGGCAGAAAGCATTGATATCAGCGCTGTTCGGTTTCAAGGATAAGGAAACGGGCCTGCGCCAATATCGGGAACTGATCCTGATGATTGGCCGTAAGAACGGGAAATCGTTGCTGGCCTCCGCGCTGGGTGTGTATCTGCTGGTCGCGGATGGCGAAGGCGGCCCGGAGATCTATTCGGTGGCCACCAAAAAGGACCAGGCGAAAATTATCTGGAGTGAAGCTGTCCGGATGATTGAACACTCTCCGGATCTGCGGCAGCATGCCAAGTGCCTGGTGTCGAAAATCCGGACAAAGTTTAACAACGGGACGTTTGAACCGTTGGGCAGTGACAGTATGAAGCTGGACGGCCTGAACGTGCACGGCGCTCTGATAGATGAGCTGCACGCCATCAAAGACCGGAACCTGTACGACGTAGTTATTGACGGTATGTCTGCCCGGGTGCAGCCGCTGTCCATTATCACATCCACTGCCGGCACGGTCCGGGATAATATCTTTGACCTGAAGTATGAAGAGTGTCGCCGGATCATTGACGGATATGATGACCCGGGAGGGTATCACGACGAGACGGTGCTGCCGATCGTCTACGAACTGGATGACCGGGCGGAGGGGACAAACGAAGCTTGCTGGACAAAAGCTAA